CACCGCGAACCACCGGATCCGGTTCAGGATCCAGTCGGGCAGCTTCGCGAAGAACGCGCGGCAGGCATCGATCGAGTACGGCACCGGCTCGCCCTTGCTGTTGATCACGTTGCGCCAACCGCGGACCACGGTGCCGGGATAGATGGCGCGGTCGTCCTCGCGCTCCTGCTCGTCGTCGCGCCAACGGCGGACCATCGCCTCGGTGTCGCCGGTCTCGGCGACCCGCCGCGCGTCCTTCTTCGCCAGGTCGCGCCGGCGCTCCCCGCCGATCTTCAGCAACGCTTCGGAGTAGGCAGGATTCTCGGCGGCGCACACCATCTCCAGGACGGGGTTGCCTTCGAGCATCGAAAGCTCGAAGTCGGCAGCGCCGAGCTCGGCGTACGAAAAGTCGAACTCGGCGACGCCGTTCTGCGCCGCCGCTGGTTGCGAGTCGATCATGGTCACGAGGACAGGGCCAGAGCGCCGGGCACCGCGTCGAAGAACGAGATCCCGATGTCGTAGCCGAAGAAGTTGGAGGTGAAGGACGCCCCGGTGATGTTGACCAGAACCGACTGGTCGACCGGGAACTCGCGGCCGCCACCAGAGAGCGTCATGGCCGGGATGTCGAAGACCACGCCGCCGTCCTCGTTCTCGAGGATCCAGGCCAGCGTGACCGTCGTGTTGTTGCGGATCGCGTTCACGATCGCCGCCGACGTGAACAGCATCTGCCCTTCGATGTCGGCCTGGAACAGACCGGCGTTGACGAAGGTCGCGCCCAACGTCCCCAAGCACTTCTCCGGGCTGACGTTGTTCAGCAGCGTCAGCGTCAGGTTCTTGAAGCAGACGTCGGAGACCGCCGCGATCACGTCGGTGGTGATGCTGGCCAGGTTCGCCGAGCTCGAGAAGGCGTTCGTCAGCAGCGGCGCGAGCGCTTCCTCGGCGTTGTTCTTGCGCACCCCGGTGATCGGGTCGGAGTTCGTCCCCACGAACCCGATCGATCCGGTCGCGAGCGCCGTCAGCGGCAGGTTGAAGGTGAGCTCGTTCGCGAAGTTGCCAATCGCGTACTCGTACTCGGGCGTGCCGACGCCGCCGAGGTCCGGGAAGCTCGCCTCGAATTGGTAGGTGCGCTCGAGGTAGCGCTCGTCGTCCAGGTCGGCGGTGGTCGGGACGTTGCGCAGGAAGCGACCGAAGATCACGTCCTGGTTCAGGCCGGCGCCACCGACCGCGCTGATCAGCGTTGGGGACAGCTTGTCGAGGTTGATCGTCGCGCCCGCGATGCTCGTGATGCGCGCGTAGCCGAAGCTGCCGACACCGAGGGCCCCCAGGCCAAACTGCAGCGCGCCGGTCGTCGACGTGCTCCCGATGTGGATGTACTGGCCCGGGGTCAGGCCCAGCGTCGCCCAGTTCGCGATCGCTGCCGCGGAGACCAGCGTGGCCGTAGGCCCGGTGACCGTCAGGGTCAGGTCGGCGTCGTTCATCACCCGCACGCCCGCGACCCGGCAGATCGCGTTCGCCGGCGGGGTCACCTCGGTGACCAGGTTCGAGGTCACCTCCACCGCGACGCCGGCCAGGCCGAGGTCGGCCGACAGCTCGTGCAGGCCGTTGTTCGCCGCGTTCGTGTAGCCCTTCGTCCAGATCAGGGTCGAGTAGGAAGCCGTGACCCACTGGACCTTGCCGGCCAACAGGGCGGTCGCGGCGTCGATGTCGAAGTCCTCGGTGGTGCCGTCGACGCGGGGCGGGCGGGGGACAGCAGGCACGCCGTAGGTCTCGCGCAGCTCGAACTCGACGTTCGAGTACTCCGCGAACATGAAGCCCTCGCCGAACAGGATCAGGGCTTCGAGCGTGATGTCGGTTTCGTACTCGACCGAGCTGTCTAGGTCGGTCACCACGCCCTTGCGCCGGCCGCGGTCTTGCGAGATCGGGCGCCGCTGGACGGTGGTGATCACCGCGCCGAAAGCGGTGATGTTGTTGTACTCGACGATCGACCAGGTGGGCTCCGCCGGGAGCACACCGACCGACGACTCGATAGCAACCCGCAGCCCCGTGTTGTTGGTAAGAACTCTCGCCACTTGTCACGCCCTCCGAAGAAGTGCCAACGCTACGGCCGAAGAAGTGCCAACGTTGACCGAAGAAATGCCAACGCTACGGGGCCGCAGCTTACCGATCGCTGCGACGTGACGCTACCTTCACAGCCCGCGCGCGCCCGAGGCGACCACCGAGGCGACCGCCCGCTCGACGAACAACGCCGGCGCCTGCGCGCTGCTGCCGGCGTTCAGGTAGACGCCGTAGCGGACGTTGTTGACGATCCAGACGGAGCCCTCGGCGAGCTTGTAGGAGGCTGCCAGCGCCTGCGCCGCCTGCGCGTGGCGCGATTGCAGGCCCGGCGCCGCAGCCGCGGCCGCTTCGGGGCCGCCTGCCGGCGGATCGACCGGGCTCGAGCGGTCCGGCGCGCCGCTGCTCGGGCTCCAGCCAGCACGGAAGAATCCCGTGTCCACCGGACTCTCGCTCGTGAGTACCTGGTACAGCCTGAGCTGCAGCCGGCGGACGGTCTTCTCGACATGGCGGTCGATCCCGTTGATCGCCACCCGGATGCGGCGGCTCGCCACGGCTATGTCTCCCCGAAGCGGTACGACGCCCGGAAGTCGGTGCGGAACCATGCCGCATCGATGCCGATGTCCGGCGCGACGACGTCGTAGAACCAAAGCTCGCCCACCGACTGCCCGCGCGTGGCAGCCTTCAGGACCTCGACGACAGCGTCGGCCAGCTCGTTTCCGTCCCCCGGCGGAGTGAAGATCTGCACCACCAGAAGCCCCGTGCTGAGGTACTTCGCCAGGCCGGGCGGTCCGAGCGTCTCGGAGTTGCTCGCCAGCGTCCGCGCCGTCCCGCGCGCGTAGGGGAGGGGATTCCCTTGGGCATCGAAGCGGATCAGCGCCAGGTCCTCCTCGGTGACCCTGACGTTGTCCCACAGGATGCCGATCGGCGAGGTCGTCGGGCTGGCAAGCCAAGCGGCGTTGATCACGCCCAGGACAGCATCGCGCGCGGTGGTGGCGGTGTGGCTCACGACTGCAGCGCCAGGACGTAGAGCAGGATGGTATCCCCCGGCTTCAGCATGCCGACCGAGACGATCTGGTAGGCGTGCGCGCCGTCGACGAGGGTGTCGTAGCGCCGCGGGTCGAGCTCGGCCGGGACCGTGGTCAGGTCGGCGATCGAGTCCGCCGCCAGCAGCGCCATCTGGGCGATCTCCTTCGTGAGCTCGCCCGGCTTGTTCGCGATCAGATGCCCGAAGCCCGATCCCGAGACGGGGACCACCGCCACCTTGATCGGGCCCATGACCGACTCGGGGGCCACGGACGCCGGCACGCCGCGCCACGGCTTGATCGCCACCCCGGGCGTCCTCTCCTGGCGGTAGAGCGTGACATCCCGACCGTGCTTCTCGATCAGGCGCTGGGCGGTCGCCGCGAGCCTGACGTGCAGTTCTGTGACCATCAGCCACCCCCCATCAGGTCACGCTCGGATCACCCCCGCCGGCGCCTTGTACTCCGCCAGCAGCCGGTCGGCTGCAGGGTAGGGGACCGTGATGCGCACCAGATGCGTACCGGTCGCGTAGACGGTCTCCTCTTCGATCGGTCCCACCTTCTCGCGCTTGCTCTGCACCGATGCCAGGGTGGGGTCGACCAACGGGTCGGGATCCAGCGGCGTGATGCTCGCGCGGGATGCGTACTCCGCCGTCGCCTCGCGCAGCTTGCGCGGGATGCCCAAGACCGCGCGCCCCCCGTAGTCGTACAGGTAGCTCCGAGGGAATGAGAGCGGCTGGCTGCCGCCGTCGAGGCCGCCAGCGAACGGCGTCAGCGTGACGTTCGTTGCGGCTTCGGTCAGCACCGTGCCGTTGCCACCTTCGCCCGGCGCGGTCGCGAACAGCCACACCACCCCCCCGATCAGCTCCGACGCCGCATGCCGGTTCGCCTGGGTGCCTTCGCCGTAGGTGATGCCGGAGTTCCCCGGATCGGCGAAGATCGCGTCGCGCAGGTTGCTCGCCGTCGCGGCAGCGCTGCCGCCGATCACGACCTCGTTCGGAACCGGCGGCAAGGTCAGCCCGCCGACGAACGTGTAGGTGACATCGCCCAGCGTCAGCGTCTCGAGCGCGACCGGCAGGCCGGTGAAGTCGATCGATGCCTCGGCCTCGACCTCGTCGAAGAAGAACTCGCGCACGCCCATGAAGAGCGGCCCGTGCACCTTCTCGATGTAGTCGGTGGCGGCGATCGCCGCGGCAGCCTGCAGGTCGGCAGTGAGCGCGATCCACGCCGTCTCGCGCTCGCGCTCGGTCAGGTAGGCAGTGATGTAGGCGGCGGTGACGTAGGAGTTCGCCAGTCGCACGCCCGCCCCGGTCTCGACGATCAAGGTCATGGATTGGTCCGAGTTAGCCCGTCGGCCGAGATCGTGATCGAGTCGATGATCGTGGCGGCGTCGTCGTCGTAGAAGTCGATCTGCTTGGCGCCGCCGATGTCGGTGGTCTCCGCTCGGTTCGTGAGCACCTTGCGCACGTAGTCGTCACCGATTCCTGCGATCACTCCCCACGCGTACCTCTCCGCCAACGTGACCTGGCCAGCCGCCGTCGGATCGCCATCAGCGCGCACCGAGTAGTCGAGCTGAGGATCGAGGCCGGTGATGTTGTATCGGTAGAGACCGTCGCCGATCTCGATCATCGGATCATCGGTCACGACAAGCGCGCCGGTGTCGCTTCGCCGGATGCGAATCGTCGGAAGGACACCGGGCGCGACCAGCGGAACGCTCTGGTTCGTGAACTTCGCGATGATCTCTTCACCGGCGACCATGGGTCATCGCTTGCAGGAGTTGAACAGGTCCGCGATCAGCTGCGCGACCTCGCGGTAGGGGCGCTGCTGCATGTAGTCGAGGATCCGCTGCGCCAGCTCGCGCTTGAGCAGCACCGAGTCGGCAGGGATCTCGATGCGTGGCGCCATACTGAGCATGGTCATCCGATCTTCGGAACCGTCGTTGTTCTCTTCGTCCATGGTCAGAGTCTCTTGATCGTTTCGGTCGCGTCCATGATCACCACCTCGTCGTTGAGTAGCCCGCCGGGCGTCGACGGTCGGATAAAAGCGGTGATGTTCGCCGGCAGTGTCTCGCCGCGGTTCTGCAAGAAGGCCCTGATCTGCGAGGTCTGCACGTCGAAGCCTTTCGAGTCGTAGACCATGTATCCAGCGCCAACACCCGGAACTCGCAGCTTCTCGACCAAGAAGAAGTTGGCCGGACCTTGCGAGCTCGCCTGGAAGTAGGTCTCCGCCCCAGGCCGAGCCGTCTCGCCCAAAGCACCAAGGACCTGGGCGGCCGTCGCGATCCACTGCTTGAACAGAACTGCAGCCATCAGAGGGTGATCCTAGCGATGAGATGCCGGCCGTTGAAGGTGAGGCCGTTCAGAAAACGCTTCGTGCCGCCCGGCGTCGGGTAGACGCGCTGGAGAACTCCTCGCGGGGAGTACCGCTCCATCCGCGTGGTCGAGCTGGTGATCACGATGTACAGATCGTGCCCGTCGTTGGTGATCCCCGAAACGACATCCGATGAAGTCGTGCCGGTCGGTTGCCAGATCTGCAGCAGCTTGCCGTTCAGGTCGTACTTCTTCACGTACCAACGAGGCGACGCCGGCTGCATGTCGGTGACCACGTAGAAATGGTGCCCCATGAAGGTGATCTGCTTGTTGTCGCGGTCGGGCGAGTCCGAGCACGCGATCTCGCGGATCAGCGCTCCGTTGGTGTCGTAGTAGACGAACCGATCGGGGCTGGTGGCCGCAGAGTCGCGCGAGGAGATGACCAGTCGCTTCCCGTCGTTCGTGATTCCCTGCGGCTGGTAATTCCCGGGCGTCGGAGGGATCGCGAGAGGAACCGTCAACGTCGGCTGACCGCCACCGAACGGCTTGTAAGCGGTGGCTCGGAAGGCCACGCCGCTGGCGAAGAACTCCAGCACCCACCACCACTTGCCCATCCACGTGGACCCGCGCGTCGCGTTGGCAGCGTCGGACGTCGTGAGCGGGATCACGGCCCCGTCCTTCGGATCGACGAGACACCAACTCACGAGATTAGGTCGGACGTAATCGAAAGCGTGAAGGTGGAAGTCGCAGTGGTTCCCGTCGCTACTGCCCGAACCCGGAACATCGCACCGCAAACGTAGCCCAGCGGGATGACTTCCTTCAGAGGCATCTGACCAGGACCGTAGCGCAGGTCGACCCACTGGTCGACCGACCAGTCGAACCATGTCGTGCCGCCATCGTTGCTGAACTGCGCGATCAGGCGGATGTCGGTGGGCGTGTTCGCGAACGCCAGATCGATGTAGATGTTCAGCCAACGTGCTGCGGACACGTCGATCGAACTGCTGTTCGCGCTCGTGGTCGTGTTGTTGAACACTTGCGCCGAGAACAGTGTGTTGAACACCAGCCGATCGGGGCCAGTGCGCAGCGCTCCGGACAAGTAGTATCCCAGCGCCGTGTTGACGCCTGCCGGCAACACAGAGTCAGGATCGCAAAGCGTCGCGGCCATCACATCGAAGCCAGCGGCCGGCGCAAAGTTGGCGAACGGGTTGCCTACCTGACTCGACGGGGTGACCCACAGCGCGCCGAACTGGTTTACGCGCATCTCGGTCCAGTCGTTGTTCGCAACCGCCAGCGCGCTGAGCGCGTCGTCGCGAACAACACCCGCAGGGACCACCTCGTGGCCAGCAGCAACCACCGCGTTCTCCAAGAGACCGGTCACAACCGTCACCGTGCCGCCGACGGTGACGGTGCCATCGGGCCTGACCCAGAGCGCGCCCGTGGACGTCACGCGCAGGTTCGTCCAGTCGTTGTCAGCGACCGCCAACGTCCCGAGAGCATCGTCGCGCACGACGCCAGCGGGGAACACCTCGTGGCCGGCAGCCACCACAGCGTTCTCCAAGAGACCGGTCACAACCGTCACCGTGCCGCCGACGGTGACGGTGCCGTCGGGGATGACCCAGAGCGCGCCGCGGCTGCTCACGCGCAGGTTGGTCCAGTCGTTGTCGGCAACCGCCAGTGTGCCGAGCGCATCGTCGCGCACGACGCCAGCGGGGAACACCCCGTGGCCACCCGCCACCACCGCGTTCTCGACAGTCGAGAACGCGTCCACGAACACCCCGCCAGAAGGACGGATCCAGAGCGCGCCAGTGGCGTCGACGCGCAGGTTCGTGAAGTCGTTGTCCACGACCCCCAACGCACCGAGCACATCGTCGCGCACCACGCCGGCCGGGAATATCGGATGCGCGGCGGCAGCTGGTGCGTTCTCGACGATGCCGGTTCCGACCTGCAAGCCACCGGCCGCCGTCACGCCAACCGGCGTCCCGCCGGTGCCAGCAAGCGTCGCCCACAGGCTTCCGACCGACGTCACGCGCAGGTTCGTCCAGTCGTTGTCGGCAACCGTCAACGTGCTGAGGATGGCGTCATGCACCACCCCGGCGGGAAACACCGCGTGACCAGCGGCCACCACCGCGTTCTCGAGCGCCGGCGTGTCGACCGTCAGGCTACCGCCGTTGTCGTCCACCGACACCGGCTCGGCGACGGTCACCGTGCCGCCCGAGACCGCCACCGTGCCGGCAACCGTGACCGTCCCCGCGACCGACGACACCGCCACCGTGCCGTCGACGGTCAAGCTGGCGCCGTTGTCGTCGATCGACAGCGGCTCTTGGATCGTCACCGTCCCCGCGACCGACGAGACCGCCACGGTTCCGTCGACCGTCAGGCTGCCGCCGTTGTCGTCCACCGACACCGGTTCGGCGACCGTCACCGTGCCGCCCGAGACCGCCACCGTTCCGGCAACCGTCACCGTGCCGGCAACCGACGAGACCGCCACCGTGCCGTCGACGGTGACAGGCTCGTCGATCGTGACCGTGCCCGACACCACCACCGGGAGGTTGCCGCCGACGATGGGTACGCCGCCGATCTCGACGATGTTCACATCACCATCGAACGCGAGCCCAACGGCACTGGTCAGCGGGGTCACCATCGGTCAGCTGTCTCCAAGGAACGGGAAGTCTTCCGTCGCCAAGTTGGCGGCACGCGCAGCACGATACAGCAGGTCGTCGAAATCGACGGGTGGCGGGAACAGCGTTTCGCACGGGCCGAGGAACGGGAAGTGGGTCGTGGCCAAGTTGGCGGCGCGGGCAGCTCGGTAGAGGATGCCGCAGAAGTCGCTCGGCGGGACGACGGGGTTCGTGATGTCGCCGCACTCGTCCACGTGCCGCGGCAGCTGCAGATCGAAGACCTCGAGGTCGGAGAGGACCTGCGCGCCAGCGATCGAGCCGTACGTCAGCAGGCCCGACGTCGCCCAGCTGTAGGGAAACAGCGTCGTGATGCCCGAGATGCAACACGCCGAGTCGACCCATGCGCGCACCTTGCCCTCGACCGGCTTGAGCGCGACCACGATCTCGGCCGAGTCGATCGGCGCGCCAGCAAAGGCGCCGATGAACGATTCGCCGTTCGTCACGATCTCGAGGTCGCCGGCGTTCACCCCGATGCTGCCCTGGTCTCCGAGCGTGATCAGCACGCCGTTCGCCACCGGGTTCTGCCGGTCGAGCCGGAACTTGAACGTGATCTCGCGCGCGGGCGTCGGGAACGCGTCGGTCACCAGCACCGATCCCCCGATGGGGATCAGGTGCGTCATGCTCAGGTCGGGGTATCCGCGGTGCGAATCGCGGCGCTTTTTGTGCGCGATCGCGACCGCGCGAGCCGCGCCGCGGCCGAGCCGACGACGCGCTGCGGCGGGATTCGGCATTCCGAGGAAATTACCGCACCGTCCAGAATCGTCGGGTAGGTTTCTGTCGAGCCAAGCCGAACCGGGTCCCTCCGAGCCAAACAAAACCGGACCCCGCCTTACCGGACCACGCCCCCCCCCGCGCCAAACCAGACCGTTCCTCTCCTCAGACAAAATGTTTGGGGATTCCCGCATAAACCGACAGCGGCTCGATCACCACGAACCCGACCGGCGCTCCGACAGCCGTCACTTCCGCCGGTAGCGAGCCGGCCGCGGCTCCCGCGAAGGAGCCGTTGCTGGCCGCAGCCCACCCAGCCGGGAGCTGACCGTTGACCGCCTCCGCGCGCGCGATCTCGCGGCCGTTGCCCCACAGCCGCACGCGGCCGTCACCGGGCCGCACCGCGAACACCAGATCGAGCTCGAGGCCGACTGGCAGATCTCCGCCGGCGTTGACGAAGGTCGCAATCGCGGCATCGTCGCCGCTGCTGCCGGCACGCACGCCGATCGTGTCGCCGTCGACCCAGAACGCCAGCGATGTAGTGACGTCGCCGAACGCGAAGATCAGCCCCGACGGAGCCGCGTCGATGATCCGGATGGCCGTGGCGAACGTCACCGGCGAGCTGCGGTTCGGGAAGCTGGCCGCCAGCACCGGGCTGGTCGGGATGGGGAACCGCAGCGCGCGGTACATCTCCGGCACGCCGGCGAGGCTCTTCCGGCGCTCGCGCGCGTGAAAGTACACGGCCTGCTCCTGCTCGGTGAGCGCGCGCCCCGGCCAGCGCGCAGGCTGGATCGACTGCCGCCGCCTGGTACCGCCACCAACGATCGAGACGTCCTCCGATGGTGGCGGCTCGGTCTCGAACGCCGACATCGTCGGCATCGGCGCCGTGAAAGATGCCGTGCCGGTAGCGTTCAGGAACCCGCTCGCCGCCATCGACGGCATCGGCGCCGTGAAGGATGCCGTGCCGTCGGTTCCCGTCTGCCCGCTCGCCGCCATCGACGGCATCGGCGCCGTGAAGGATGCCGTGCCATCCGCGCCAAGAAACCCGCTCGCCGCCATCGACGGCATGGGAGCGGTGAAGGAAGCCGTGCCAGCGGCGAGCGCGAACTGCGCCTCCATCAGGTACGGCTTCGTGCCTGGCTGGTAGACCGTCGGGCCTGCGGCCAGCGACAGGTAGACCTTGCGGTTTGCGAAGTCCCAGTAGAGGTGCGGCGAGTTGAAGTAGTTCGCCGTGAAGCCCGGCGTCTCAGTCGTGAAGTACGCGCTGAACCTGGCGCGCGTGACGATCGGGTTGAGGCTGTCGGCGGTCCACGTGAAGCCCTTGTCGGTGCTGTAGTAGTGGTAGACCGCCCAGCTTTGGTTCTGCGCTCCCTGCGAAAGGCTCGGCGTCGCACCGAGCATCACCATGTGATAGACGCCGTCCCAGTCGATCGAGACGTGCGACTGCAACGGCACGTAGGCGGTGCCAGGCGTGCCCATGCCAGGCGATCCAACGCCTGGCGGCACGGTGTACGCGCCGCCGATCCCGCCGTGCGTGCGAGGGTCGAACACGTAGCTCGTGCTCGACGGTGCTGGATCACGCGTGAACACCGGCGCCGTGTCGAAGTTAGCGAGCGGTGCTACGGCTCGACCGATGCGATCGCGACGTGTCTCGCCCCAAGCGTCCTCCGGATCGTTGAAGTGGATCCCGCTGTAGAACATCACGAACGCTTGCAGCTCGGGGTCGTACAGGACCGACTCCTCGAGCGTGCCATCCTCGTAGCTGGTCGGCGACACGATCGTCGGCCCTTCCCACGGCGCAGACGCATGCGGTGAAAGCAGGATCTCGTCCGGATCGCGCGACCACGCGCCAGGTTCTGACGTCGCCGTCGCAGACGTCGCGCGCTGGATCGAGTTGATGCTGCCGGACGTTCCAGGGAGCAGCACCCTCACGCCATCCTTCACCGCCGTGAACGCGGTCACGATCCCGGTGATCGGGTTCTGCACGAACGTCCACGTGTCCGCGTTGATCGAGCTCGGGCCGTCAGCGCGCGGGATCGATTGAACGATCGGCGTTGGGTGAGCAGGCCACCCGCTGTACGGGTTGCCGTCCTTCACCTTGCGGTTCACCACACCGCCCTGGAAGTGCCAGATTAGCAGGTAGTAGTCGACGGCATCGATCGTGACCTCGCCGAAGGTGTAGTCGCCGAAGGAGTCATTCGGCGACCAACCGCCACCCGCCTTGAGGGTGGTCATCGGGACCGGATCGGTCAGCGTGGGCAGCTCAAGAACCATGCTTGCCCCGCACGCAGCGACCGCGGTCCTTCGTCACCACCATGACGCTACCGCTGCACGGCGCGCGGGTACTCCTTGCGGAGTGCCGAGGTGGAAGGCTTCCGGCGTGCCATCGCCGCGTCGACCGGCGACGCGGTGACGAGCTGCTTGACGACGTCCTTCACGTTGGTCCCAGCCTCGATGAACCGTTGCGCCCTCGCGATGCGCCCTTGGCGCGCCCCGTGCACGCCGTCGAGGTAGCTGCGGATCGTGTCGCTGTGCTGGGTGTCGGCGGTCTTGCCCGTCTGGCGCTGCAGCATCGCGCGAGCCTTGCTGAGCATCTCGGACCGCCGGCCGAGGTCCTTGATCTTGGCGATCACGTCCGCGCGGCGCTGCGCCAGGACAGCCGACTGGCGCCCGAACTCGGTCAGAGCGCGATCGATCAGCTCGACCTTCGTGTAGACCGCCGCCGCCGGCATGCTCACCACGTCGTCTTCGGGTTCGACGTAGGCCGCGTCGATGACGGCGGGGGGCTCTTCCAGTCGCTCGGCCTCGACGTCCTCGTGGTCCGGCTGATGCACAGCCGTCTCCCTCGTCAGGCTCGGAACCGCGTTGGTGATTTCCTGACGAGTCACGGTACCACCGATCAGCTCGATCACTCGATCGACGCGAGGCAGACCGTCGGAAGTCCAGTCGCCGTCATTCTCGGGATCCAGAAAGAGCAGGGCTTCCTTGAGGTCCATGCCCCCAAGGCTACCCAGCTCGCCATGGCCGGGCGAGGGGTCAGTCGTCTCCGAACACCACGAAGACGATCGACAGCTCCCCGTTCACCGTGATCACGACGTCGTCGGCGCTGATGCTGGCGTCGTCGATCAACAGGTTGAGGTTGAGCTCTAGGTCGCCGGCCGTGTTGTCGAACACCTGCCCCACCTTCGCCCCGGTCGCGTCGGTTCCTCGAGTGCGAATCGAGTCCTCCGCCACCGCCGCGGCGATCGCCGTCGACGGGACGATGTCGACGTCGGCGGCGGTGATGGTCCCGTCGCTCGCCGGCGTGGTCCCGACCCCGTAGTCGCCCTCCCACGTGTCGGTCAGGCCCGCCGTCACAGCACCGGTGAACTTGAAGTAGCCCAGCGCGCCGAGCAGGAGGATGTTGCCCTCGGGCAACCCGCCGATCACCAGCGTCCCGAAGCCGACGCCGGCGGCACCGTCGACGACCAGCGACCCTCCGCTGACGGAGTAGGTGCGCTTGACCACCGTGGTGGCCCGGTCTGCCCCTCCCCGCGAGATTGATCTTTGAAGTCCCTTCACCATGGTTTCACCGAATCAGACTGCGACCCCTTCGATGGCGGATTCCCAGAACTTGGCGATGTTCACTTCGGCCGGCATCGTGCGCATCCCGGGATGCGTCAGGACATCGAGGAGAACTCGCTCGAGAGCATTCGCCATAGCACTGGCGGTACCCAGCAATGTATGGGTCCCCGTGCCGGCGGTCGTGATCGCAACCGCGGTCCCCGCATTCGCGAGTTCCCGACTCGTCGCGAGAGAGAACGTGTCGTCGGTGAGCCGGATCGCGTAGTAGTCGGTCCCCGAGACTCCACCGCTCAGCAGCACAGCATCTGCCGCCCAAGATCCCGCTGCGGTCTTCGCGACCGGGATGGCATTCCCGATCGCAGCATCGAGCGACACCGCTTGGACGAAAACGCCAGCAGCCACGGCCGTCGCGGTGACGCGAGGGTTCGGGGTCATCGCGATCCCGTAGGCCGTGCCGGCACCCGGTCCGATGTTGATCGCGGCGGCCAGGTTCTCCGCCGCGATGGACGCTGTCGCGTTGACGTCGACCTCACCGTCCAGCGTCGGCGTGTTCTTCCAGGTGTAGACCTTGCCGTCGACGGTGACGGTCTGGTTCTCGATGTCGGTCGATGGCGTGTAGATCTTCGACGCACGCACTGCGTTGACCAGGCCCGCCGGCACGGTGCCAGACGTCCTCACCCGGTACGGTCCGGAGCCGGTCACGAGACCATGACCGGCGGCCGTGAGCACGTTGCCCGAAGTCCTCACGAACGGGATCTGAGATCCCGTCGTTTCGCTGGTCGATCCCAGCGCCGCCACGAACAGAGCCTTGGTGGTCATCTTTGATTCACCCTCGCACGCTCAAGCCAACGCGGATTCGGCCCACAGCGCAAGGGCTCGCAGTTCTTCGATCGTCGCGTCTCGCTTGAGCACGTTGGCGCGCCGACTCATGACGATCACGTTTCCCCGAACATACCCCTTCGAGTTGTCGATCCGGTCGAGACTGTAGGAGTTGGGATCGTTCGACCCCACACCTTTGCGAAGAGGAATACCGAGCACGGGACACTTGTCGGGCAACGGAAGCAGATCCGAAAGATCGATCTCGAATGCGAGACCGCGATACTTCGCGCGCGTCTTCGCCTGGTTGAACATCTTCCGCTCGGGAAACAGGCGATGCCATTCGCGGTGCCTCGCACGAATCTTCTCGCGGTTCCGCGCGCAGTACTCGACCCGCTGCGCGTTGTGCCGCTCCCGATTCTTCTCGCGCCACTGCTTGCAGTACGCGGCCCGCGCCCGACGTTCGGCCTCGTCCTTGGGCGCATTCCTCTCGACTGCGCACTGCTTGCACTCGGAACGAAGAGCGCCGTTCGACTTCCTGTAGAAGCCGTCGACGGCGCTCTTGTACTTCCGGCATCGAGTGCACTTCTTCTTGTCCGCGATGTCTTTGAGCATGCCGAAGAGTACTTCGGCATGCGATCAAGTTAGTGGCTAAAACTCCCGAGTGACCAATCTCGCGAAGCGGATCTGCTTCCGCTCGGGGTAGACGCGGTTCCAGGAGCCAGCCACGTTCAGCTGGTTCGCGCCCGTGCCGTTGCCGGGGCCGCCGTTCGGCGCGGTGCCGATGTAGGCGTGGCCGACCGGGTGGATGCCCCACTCGCTGCGCGAGGTCAGAACCTCCTGGCCGCCGCCGTTGCCCGCGAGCGCGTAGCGCGACACCTCGGTCGGCACCTTGGCCGATCCGACACCGAGCCGCGCCGCCCCGGCCCCGAACAGCCAGGACTCGAAGATGCCAGCGACACCGGCCGCGCCCGTGCTGCGCACCGCGTTGACGCCGTTGGGCAGGCCGTCGTCGACGATCACCTCGGCGCCCATGAAGGTCGCGATCGACACCTCGCCGCGCGCGTCCGGGATGAAGTCGATCAGGTTGTTCTTCTGCATCCTCGCGTAGACGATCGAGTGCACGAGGATCGCGGTGAGGGCGTCCATCGAGTCGCCCATGGTCACGCGCGCGTCGATCACCGCCTCGGCGGAGAAGTTCGTCACGCCGTCGATGAATGCCGCGCCAGCGATGTCGTTGACGTAGTCGCCGGCGTCGTTGATCGCGTTGTCTTTCGACACGCCCTGCCAGGTGGCGATGAACGCCGCCTGCAGACGTCGCGTCCAGTAGTAGGCGACGCGCGAGGCGATCACGCCCATCGGATCCTGGCCAGCGAGTGCTGCCGCGAGGTCGGCGCTCGACCAAGAGTTGTTGCGCGAGAGGCGCACGAAGATCTCTTGGTCGGTCTCGATCTTGAGCGGCGTCGCATCGAGCCGCACCGCCGGAGTGCCAGCGCCGAAGTTCGCAGCGATGATGTCCGCGACGTCGTCGGTCGAGACGTTGTCGACGTCGTTGTCCAGGTCGCGCCACGACGGCACGTTGAAGGTGAGGCCGCCGCCCGAAAGCAGCTGGCTCATCATCTCGTCCCGAGCGAGCACGCCTGACTGCACGATGCGCGCCTTCTCTTCGGTCAGCTGCTGGACGTACGGGGTGAAGACTTCGGGGACGATGATGTCCGCGACTTGCGTGAGGGGCCCGACGGCCATGGTGGATGTTCCTTGCTCGCTGCTGGGTTTGGATCACCGAGCCGAGCACCATGGTCCGGCCCGCTTGCGAGGCTCTTCCCGGCGGGTCCGCCATGGGCCGCCGAAGTCCCTCTCGCTCACGCGGGAGCACCCGACAGCCGCCATGGACCATCGAGCACGCGTCGCAGCATGCAGTTCCGCCCGATCTACCGCAAGCCCTAGCCTGTCTTCTTGGCAGCCAGAGGCCTCGACCCGCCGATCTTCGAGCCAGCCAGCGTCGCCAGCTGCGTCGCCTTGTCGATCCCGAGCGCCTTCACCACCTTGCCCTGCTCGGTGAGGTTCCAGTCGGCTGCCGACCACGGGTTCTTGCCCGTGCCGCCGAATGACCCGCGAGCACGACTGCCGACCGCGCCGCTGCCCTCGCTGGGCGGCAGCCAACCCGGCTTGCGCTCCAGCATCTCGGCCAGCCATTCCTTCGGCGTCAACCCTGGCGTGATGCCGTCGATCCCCTCGCGGGCGATGAACTGACCGTCTTCGGTCTTCTCCAGGTGCCGCTCCGCGTAGAGGAACACGTCCTCGTGATGCTCCGGCAGAACCTTCGTCGCGATCATGTGCGGGCGCAGAAGATCCTCGCGCCGGCGCGTGTCGGCCTGTGAAAGCAGCTTGCCGTTCATCTCCCCGAGCTCGCCGTTCTGCTTCGAGAGATCCCGGATCTGCCGCTCGAGCGGCGACAGCTTGGTCTTCAGGATGCCCTCGGCGCGCTTGTTCGCCAGCTCGTCGAGCTTCGCATCATCGAGCTTGTCGCCGGCAGCGGCTTCCAGCTCCTCCATGCGGTCGAGCTTGCCCTGGATCTCTTCACGATCCCAGCCTTCCCAGACCTTCAGACCCTCCTTGATCTTCTTGTTGTCCTGCTGCGCCTTGTGCAGCGCAGTCGAAAGGCGGGTGACGTCGGCCTCGGTCTTGACACCGTTCAGCCCGGTCAGCTCGAACTTGCCGTCCTTCTCGGTGAACAGCTCCCGAAAGTTGACCGACTCCGGAATGTCGTCGAGCTTCTCATAGATCGTCTTCAGGTCCATGCCTTGAAGTCCTCCCGGGACCATGCCCGTTGTGGTTGTCGCGGGGAAGTCTGAACGGTCTACGAAGCCCGCGCAAGGAAGTCCTCGGGGTCGAGACCGATAGCGCGGAACGCTGCAGCCTCATCGATCGCCAGCTGTTCGAGGCTCTTCTCGAGTCCGCGCGCATCAACGAAGCGGTCGAGAGTGAGCCCGCCACGGCGGAACAGCCGCCCGCGCGTCGGGCCCAGGATGTCGTCCTGGAACGCTGCCGACTGCCGCCCCAGCCACTCCTGATAGCTGGTCTTCGCCGGCACGCGGCCGATCAGCTCGCGCACCCGAGCGCGCGCGAACTGGTCGAACTTGCCTTTTTGCCCGCGCGGCAGGCCGTCGCGAGTCGCCGGCGCAGCGATCCCCTGGAGCTCGGAGTACTCCCGCAACAGCCCGCGCTCGGTCGTCGGATTCATCGGCCGCATGCCGACTGCCTCGGCGTCGACGAAGGGGATGCGGCGGCTGCGCTCGCCGAAGTGCAGCGGCAGCTGCGGGTAGACCTGATCAATCGGAAACGTCTCGCCATCGAGCGCTCGGCAGATTGGCGTCGTGCGGCTGTCCAACGTCGCCACGAACAGGTCGCGGTCGACGATCTCTGCGTTGCTGATCGCCCACTCGCGGGTCGCCGCGTTGGCGAAGGCCGACACCGCGGTGCGCGCCAGCGAGACAGCCTGCTTGCGGGTGATCTCGGTCACGCCGTTCCGACCGCGGAGAGCCACGGTCCCGACCAACCGCCGCGCGATCGCCGGCAGCGACTCGCCCTGCACCAGCCCGATGCGCACCTGGATCTCGAGCCGCCGCAGGTCCGCTGCGCGGATGTGGCGCACGTGCTCGCGGATGTTCTGGCCCTGGAAGGGCATCGTTCGCACCAACGCCGCAAGCCGGCTGGCGTCTGGCAGGGTGGTTGTGATCGAGACCGGCAGAACGGTCCGCAGGATGCCATCGACGAAGCGCGGCTCGGCAGCCACCAGCGCGCGCATCTCATCCACCATCGCCGCCTCGACCTCGTCGAAGGCACGGGCGCGGATCTCGCGGATCTCCGCCAGCAGCCGCTCCATGCGCTGCACCTGCGCCGGCGAGCGCAGGCCGGCGCGGCCGCGCATCTTGATCCGCACCTGCGAGCGCAGGTCGGCCTCGGTGGCGTCGAGCAGCTCGTTCAGCCGTCGGCCGAGCCCCGCCGAGAACCGGAGCAGCCCCACCTGATGGCGGATCATCGCGTCGAGGAACTGCTCGAGCGCTGTCTGCGGCTGCTGGACTCGTCGGCGAGTTGCCATTCACTCCGCCGGCCGGAACACAGCGACCCCGTGGCGCAGCTCGCCAGTTCGAGCGAACCGCACCAGATCGCGACGGCACTCGCCGTGAGGAGTTTCACCGCCCAGGTGGATCGGCACGTCGCAGAGCACCCGGAACGATGCCTCGGGTGCGCCGAGGATCTCGAGCACGGCGAACTGCACGACCGGAATCCCGTCCAGGATCACCACCTCGGCCTCACGATGGCGGTCCACCGCCATCGCCTTCCTCGTCGTCCTCGGGCCCTTCCTCGTCCTCGCTGCCCATCGAGGCACTGCGCAGGAGCTCGTTGGTCCCGTCCGTTTCCTCGGCCTCGATCTTGGCGATCTCCTCCTCGAACGTCAGGGTGGTCAAGCCGCGCTCTTGGTAGATTTCGTGCAGGGTCTCGTGCGACAGCGGCGCGCCCAGCGTCTTCGCTGTGGTGAACTCCACCACCGTGCGCCCCTCGACCATCTCGTCGGCGAACTCGAGGTTGGGTGTCACGATCACCTGGTTCGGATCACCACCGGCCCACCGCGCGAGGATCTTGAGCAGGCGCGCGAGCGCTGCGGCACCGGTCAGCGCGATCTGCGTGAGCGTCGCGGTCTTGGCAGCGACTCGGATCTTCAGCGCTTCGCCCGACTCCTTCTCGCGGCTCGTGGTGTCGAGCATCTTGCCGGTCTGCGCGTCGGCGCGCTCGTAGTCGTTCTGCAGCGACTCGCGCATCTCGGGCACGCCCGAGGAATCGATCCCGATGAACTTGGCGTCGGCGCCCGTCGGTAGATCGATCTTGGCCCCGGAGCCGATGCGCTGCTGGGGGTTCTCGTCCGTCGACCCGATGACCACCAGCGTGTCCTGGCAGAGCATGTGCAACGCCTGACGGTAGTCGGCCTCGCCGCGGTAGATCGCCAGCACGGCGTTGCTGAGCGCGAGCAGCGGCGGCATGTCGGGCTCCGCGGCGATGTCCTTCGAGTTGACGAACACGAACGGGATCTCGTCGAGCTGCACGCCGCGGATCATCGGCGAAATCATCAGGGTCGGATCGAAGTCGGCGTCACTCTCGCGGAAGACCCCCGCGGTGTAGATCCCTTCGCCGTCGGCGAGCTCGATCACGGGATCCATCGCGCCGTCCTCGTCGTCGGATCCAGGATCTATCTCTTCCTGCTGCTCGTCAGCCATCGCACGCGGAGTCATGAGCATCAGCACGCGCCACTTTGACACGTTCTCCCACTCGAAGCCGCGCACGCGCTCCGGTCCCGACTCGTCGATCACGACGAGGTTCAGGTTCTGCACCTCGATCCCGTCGCGCCGACCAGCGTCCCAGTTGATCGTATCCTGCGCCTCGTACAGCGCGATGTAGGGTTGCCCGGCCCTCGCCCCTCGATCGATCACGTCGCCGAACAACCCGCACCGGCCCATCCATAGCTGATGCTCGTTGAGTCGGCGCAGCAGCTGCTGCAGCGACTCGTTCTCGGGCGTCGCCTCCTCGATCATCGGAGCCAGCACGGCGGGGACCTCGATCACGGGCGGCTTGCGCCACATCACCCCGATCAGCGCCTCGACGGTCTCGCGCACCAGGTCCGGGCACCGCGCGCGCTGGCGGTAGGCTTCGTAGTTCGACCATCCCTTGGTGGTGTGGCCGACCATCACCCCATCCTGCACCATCCCCGAGGTCGGCTTCAGGTAGAGGAATCCTTGCGCCTTCACCACGCGTTCCCCAGCGTGGGTGTGCTCCATCTGCTGCCAGTCCGGGAGTCGTTCGATGTAGAGCGGATGCTTGCTGTCGAGTGCCACGAGGCGGAAGGATAGCGTCAACGGCTTGCGAAACGCCCAGGTTCTCCCTCATGCTGATGCGTCATGGCACTGAACAACATCAGCACGGCCTGCAGGAACGCAGCCTGCAACGGGTACGTGGACCAGGTGGACGTCGGCGCCACCGACCCCACCGGGGACATCCAGATCTACTCAGCGGGGTTCGCGACGCTCCTGGCCGAGCTGGAGTTCAGCAACCCAGCCTTCGGCGCGGCTGCGGTGGGAGTAGCGACAGCCGCAGCGATCACCGGCGAGACCAGCGCGCCAGCATCGGGCACTGCAGCGGTTTGCCGAGTCAGAGACCGGGCCAACGCGACCTGCTGGCAAGGATCGGTCGGCACGGCTGGCGCCGACGTCATCCTCAACAGCGTCGCGATCACGATCGGCCAGACGGTTGACCTGTCCGCCGCCGTCTTTACCGTTCCGGCATCATGACCCCGGAACAAGCAGAGCAGCAGATCACGAAGCTGTGCCTCGAGATCGACGTGGCACGGGCCCGCAACGATCAGAAGCGCGTCACCGAGATCGACAAGGAGATCGCCGAGCTGGTCAAGGTGACGGGCCCGCGGAGTGCCACGGGCACGATGGGGATCCGCAACGGCTAGAGGCCGAACGGCCAGAGGCCGACCGACGTCGCCACGAGCAGCAGGCAGACGGTGACGAACGCGCCCATCAGAAAGTAGGCCATCGCGAGAAGGATCTTCTCGCGCACGGTGTACGGCGGCTTCTCGACCATGCCTGCAGGTTACCCCACCCCGCCGGCGAGGTCAGATGATCCCCGTGGTAGTCCCGCTGCGGACCTCGGTGCCGACGCCACGGACCCGATAGCGGACTTCGTCGCCGCAATTGGCCACGACAAGGCCGTTTCCCAACACGAAGGCCCCGACACCGGGAACCTTGAGACAGTAGACGTCGCGCTTGCCAGCGCTGCGCACGCTACGTGCTCGCGCGAGCACAGCTGCGCGAACAGTGCGATGTCTTCTGGTACCGGTTGATCCGAAAAGCTTTGCCACAAGCACGGCAGTAGCGGTCTTCGTCGTCCACTCCCGAGGCTCGTCGAGCTGACGCCTTGCAAGTGTTCGAGCAGTAGATCGACCGTCCTCGCAAGCCATCGAACTTGACGGAACAGTACGCACAGGTCGTGCGCACACGTTGCAGGATCGCGTCACGGCAATTCTTCGCGTACTGCTGTCGATGCCACTCACGACCAGCTTGCGAGCCATGCCAGCGAGCTGCTCGCCGTAGTGCCTCCGCACTCGGCGGAGCAAGGTCCCTGTCAGCGCGATGGTGGGCAGCGTGATCGGAAAGTGGCATGAGTCGCAGATTCCCGATCTGGTTGTTCGCGCGGTCTCCGTCTTCGTGATGCACAGCATGCCCGAGAGGGATCGGCCCGCGGTGGTGTTGCCAAACCGATCTGTGGAGCCTCGACCCCTTTCGCTGAAAGTAGGGCCCGCATCGGTAGTACCTGATCCCCTCAAATTCCTGAATCGTGTCCGAGATGACGACGACATCCATGGTGGCAGAGCATAACTCAGCTCATCCACGGATTGGGTAGCATCGTGCCAACCGTCAGGCCCGAGCAGCGCGTGGTCTGGCGTGCAGATCAACCGACGGCCATCGATGTCGATCTCAACACATTCTGCTCCGCTTTGCCTCCGCCCACAGCGTTCGTACTTGCTCCAACCGACCGGCGTCAAGACAGTGCCCGTCTCCTGCATCCGGTCGATGCGCTGCGGTCCCCGATGCGTCGCAACCAGCGTCGCACCATCGAGGCAGTGGTCCTCGGCCTCGGTGTCGACGTCGTCTAGGTCGTCTTCGTCCCTTGGCAACGAGAGAACAGTGCGCAGGAACTGCGTGCACCGGGAACCCACCACGAACAACCCCGGTGCCTCGCGCGGGCGCCCACCCTCCCCGCGCGCGTTGCGGATCATCTTGCGCATCAGCTCCCACCCGACCTTGCGCGAACCGGGTCGCTTGTCCGAGGGTGTCCACCGAAGCCCCTGGTACATGTCGTTACCGATGCGCACCGGCTTCGCCATGTCGGTCGCGATGCTGTTGCCGTTCTCGACCGCAAAGATCGCCGCGTCGGCGATGCCCGAGTGCACGAGGCACTGCTGCCGGTTGCGCCAACCCCACGCGAGCTCGCGCTCGACGATACCCTTCGCCACGTCGACGGCGAGGATGCGCAAGCCCTCGTTGGCGTGTCCGGTCCAGCCGTACCACTCCTGCACACGGAACAGGTCGCCGCGCACGGTCGACATCACTCGACCGTCGGGGAACACCAGATCGGATCCGTCGCTTTTCGCGTACCACCCGACCGAGAACGGTCGCGAGCTGCCCCAGTCGAACGCGCGATCCATGCGCCAGGTGGCGGGGATCGCGAACGCCGGCACCACGTTGCGGTCGCTCCACACGTCCGAGAACATGCCTCCGGCGACGACATCCCATGATCCATCGAGCCAGGCCTTCGCCATCGACTCGTTGCGCGCGGCCGCGGTGATGTTGGTTTTGTACTTCGGGTCGGCGGCGAGAAGGATCCGGTTTTCGTCGACGTGCGAGTGAATCGCGGTCCGCGGCGGCTCAGGCCGTTTCTCGATGTCGACCGCGTCGGTGATCACGATGGTCTTCCGCCATCGCCCATGCAGCCGGAACCGTTCCTTGACCCAGTTGTGCCCGACCCCGTACGGGTTGGTCGTGCTGCGGATCATGCGCGGCACGCCGTGAATCGAAGAGCGACAGCACGAGAACATGAGCCGGTAGCACTCGTCGTTCGGCCACGTCGTGAGCTCCTCCCAGCCGATGAAAGGAAGCTCGTGGCCGTGGTACGAATTCCCGCTGAGCCAGACCGAGCCACGTTGCCGAAGAAAGAACGTGTGGTTGCGCTCGAACCCGAGGCAATAGACGAGCCCGGAGTGATGCTCTCGCGTCACCTGCGTTTTGTTGCTCAGTTTGCGGATCTTGCGCTCGCGGTTGTCGGTGTAGATCCGCCTCGCCGTCCTCGGATTGAAGGCGACCTGCAGAGATGGCGACGACCGACCTTCTCGTTGCCGCTCGAAAACGTGGGGCGCGTAGCCGAGCAGGACTCCGATCGTCGTCAGGTCGTCGGCAAGCTTCCTCGATGAGGTGAACGCGTACGCCCTCTCTCCCTGCCACGTGCCGTCGCCATCGAGGAATGCATCGAGGAAGATCCGAAGCTGCCCGCTGCTCGCCTTCTCAAGGATCTCCTTCGGAACGTGCTTCTCGGCACTCCCGCCGAACTGGCGCAGCCAGCGGCACCAGCGGCGGGATCGCCAGATGAACCCGCCGGGCGTCTCCTGGTAGCGGAATCCGATCCGGTCGAGCAAGGCACGGATCATGTCTCGCCCTCGTTGGTTCTTCTGCGCGATCCCGCAGACATGCTTGCGCGCGTTCTTGGAGGACGATCGCGCGGCCCATCCTTCGGCGACCCACCATCCCATCAACTCGCAAAAATCGTCGCCGCTCAGTCGCGCCGGGCTCTTATCGAGAGTTGCCGACTTTCCCGGTAGCTCGAAGCTCTCGATCCCTGGTCGTTCGATTCCCCAGCCACCGAACATTATCTCGGCCTCACGCGGAAGATCGCGATAGCGCACCAAAGCGCCTTGCGCGGTTACGAGCTTGTGACCCTCGGTGAACGACATGTAGCAGCCACGGCCTCGGTAGCGCAGGATCGGACCGTTGTGTTCGTGCTGCGTTCTGGAAGCAACCGGCAGCCACTCCAGCCGGCGAGTTTGGGGGTCGCAGGTGAGCACCGATTCACCGATCTCCACGTCCTCGATCGGCACCCATCCGCGAGCCGTGAGCACGTCGCCTTCGTCGACGCACCAGTAGTCCTCTGGCCGCGCCAGGTGGCGGAACATCAGCACCTCGCCGCCTGGCCACGCCCACTCCATGCGCGCGCGGTTGAACTCGGCGCCGGGGAAGATCATGCGGAACCACCGCTCGGACTTCGCCACCAGGTCGGCGAGCTGCGGGTAGGTCTGGCGGAAGATCACGCCACGCCAGGCTGGCCCGTGCCCGCGCGCGACGTACTGCGCGAACGACATGAGGAGCGCGTCGGACTTCCCGCCACCGCGTGTCCCGTGCAGCAGCACCTCGAAGATCGGGCACTGCAGGAACCAGACCTGCGATCCTGGCTGCGGCGACCAGACGACGAGCCGGCCGTCGACGTAGCGCTCGGGCGGCGTGACCTCGAGCTGGCGCGCCTCGAGCAGAGCAGCGTCGAACGCGGCGACGTCGATGGGGCTGGGGTCGATGGTGGTGGTGGTCGTCACGGCTCAAGCGAGACCGCCGTGAACAGCGGCAGCGCATCACGGATGCGCCGCTTCGCCATTGCCGCGTAATCGGCGTTCAGCTCGACGCCGATGAAGTCGCGGCCCATGCGGGCTGCAACGAGGCTCGCGAACGAATCCCCGACGTTCAGCCACAGCGTGCCGTCCTTGCGCAGCACGCGCCGGACCTCGAGGAACACCTCGACCAGCCGCGCGCACCATTCGTCGGGTGTGGCTTCGAGACCGATCTGGCCGTCCATGCCGTAGTCGCGAAGTCCCCAGTACGGCGGCGAAGTCACCGCGCAGTGCACAGACTCGTCGGGCATGTCGCGTAGCCGCGCGAGCACGTCACCGACGAGGATGCGAGCGCAGCTCACCAGCTACCTCAGCGGCCGTCCCATCGGCACGAACCCCGGCGTGGCTTCCTCAAGCGGGCGCGCCATCAGCGCACCTCGCCGAACTTCGGCGGGTAGGGATTGCTGCAGCGTTTCTCTAAGAGATCAACCCGCTTCTCAAGCTCGACAAGACAATCTGCGAGTGGCGCATGCCCGTAGATCTTCCGCTGTTCCTCGATACAGCCTTCCGAGAACTCGCGCGCGCCGACCTTGCCGTGCAAGTCGTGGCAGAGATTGTGCTGCGCGATGATGGCCTCGGCCTTCTCCGCCCGCACTCTCTCGTCTTGTACCTGTCGCACAAGTTCAGTAGTTGCAGTAGCAGAATCAGCTTCGCACTCGCGCAGTCGTAGCTTGATGGCTTGCCGCTCGTCGTCGATCTTGCTCGTCTGCGCTGCGATGACCTCGGCGCAGATGAGCCGCTCCTTCGTTGCCGCCAGCTGTGCTTCGAGGGCTTCGACCTTCGCCTTCGCGCACTCGCTGTGGCCGTGCGTTCGCCAGCAACCGTCCCAATGGGTTCTTTGTGGACCGTCCATCACCACCGCACCTCGGACACGACAACTATCCGGTAGCGCGCGAACGGGAACTGCTCGGGTGGCCGACCCACTACAAGTGGGGCTCGCACGATAACCCCACGCGCTTGTAGTCGTTCGATGGCATGTGCCCGCTTCTCCGTCTCGGTGGCCCAGAATACCGAGAAGCCGCCATTCTCCCTGACCTCACGGAGAACATCCGCCTCCTGGCCTTCTCTGGTTCGTAGGTCCACGTTCTTCATCGCACCTCAAAAACAGCAACCGCCCACTCCGGCACAGTCGCGTTGCCCCAGCACGCTCCCTGCCACGTGCCGTGATCCATGGTGAGGGAGCACGTCCAGGGCATCACGTTCGCCAATTGCTTCCAGTGATCGACGCCGTAGCCGGTCCACGGCAGTACAACGAGAGGCGACGGGCCGCTCCACAGGTCCACGATGCGCGTGCCCATCGCGAACCCGCGGCACATTCCAGTCCAGCCAGGTGGCTGGCCCACCAGCAGCTCGCGCAGGACGAGCGTCACCGGTAGACCGTTCGGGTGGAGCGACACGAACGGCGACGCGACCGCGGGGACGAACTGGACGGCGACAGCGGGGACGTATTGGCCCGGAGGAGTCACCGTCTGCCGATACAGGATCGGCTGCACGACTGCCGTCGGGTGAAACTCCACGTTGTAGGGCCAGAGCTGTTGAGCCGGGGCAGCAGTGGCGAGCAGAAGAGGCAGGATCAGGCGTCGCATGATCGAGTACAGAGAATCACTCATCGCCGGCTTCCTTCTCCGCATCCGCCTTGCTCTGCGCCTCGATCCACTGCTGCGGCGACAGCGTCGCCGGCGCGATCAGCACGCCGCTCTTGATCTCGAGCTGCACCTCGTGCCGCTCCTTCCATCCGTACTGACATTTCAGAATGAACATCGCCGACGCGGCGCCGTTGGCGTGCGACGGATCGATCGCGCGCTTGACCAGCGACTGCGTCACGATGCTCTTCACCTTGGCGCGCCCAGTAGCGAGTTGGTCGGCGAAGTGCTGCTGGAGTGTCGCCGTACTGATTCCCTTGTTGGTGCTGGGGTTGATCGTCAACACCGCGATCTCTTCGTAGGTCAGCCCGAGACCGACCATCAACTCGACCTGCTGGCGCTGTTCAGCGGAAGGAACAAACGGCTTTTGCAGGTTGGCGAGCTTCTTCTGCATGGCAGCAGACTTCTCTTTTGCCGTGCGTTTCGCCTTCTTCTTCGTTCGACGTTCGGCCATGCGCTCGTCCTTCGCCGGGGCCATGCCCGACGGCTGCGGTCACTTCTTCTTGCGGCCCTTGCGTCCATGACGCTCGGCTGCCACGGCGTCAAATGTATCGCCTGACGCTTCGAGGGTGGCGGCTTTACCGGTGAGGTTCTGCCAACGTTGGACGATCACGTCGACGTAACGCGGCTCGATCTCGATGCCGAAGCACCGGCGGCCGAGCTGCTCGGCGGCGATCAACGTGGTGCCGGATCCGAGGAAAGGGTCGAAGACGGAGTCCCCTTTGCTGGTCATCGGCTCGATGAGAGCCGCGAACAGGCCGACAGGCTTCGGGCAAGGATGGCCATCGAGCAAGCCGGGCTCCCGATCCGTCGAGACGGCAATGTTATTCGTGCCGTAGAACTTTCCTTTCGGCTTCCTTCCGAACAACAACACAGGCTCAGCCACCACGGCTTTGTAGAAGGACCCGCCAGTCAGGGCGAATCCCTTGTGCCAAACCATCCAGCCGATCGGATCGTAAAGGCTCTGGTTCCCCTCCCCCGGGGTAATGATCTGCATTGCTGACCGCTCTTCAGCTAAGACCATGAAGGCCCTCACAAACTCGGCGTAGTCGGATGCCTGCATCGAATCGTCGTGGCTCGCGTACTTGAAACCGACGTTGTACGGCGGGTCCGCAACGCACAGATCCGCGTGCTGACCGCCGAGAAGGACATCGACGTCAGCACTCCGCAAGTCGCCGCACAAGAGTCGGTGTTCGCCGCACAGCCACAGGTCGCCGGTCTGGCTGACGGCCTTCTTCGGGACCGCTGGCACATCGTCCTGCTTCGCCTCTTCGCCACCGAGGATGCCGCCTAGCTCGGCGGCGCCGAACCCGAGCAGGTCGAGGTTGAAGTCGAGCGCGCCGAGTTCACCCAGCTCGACGCGCAGCAGGTCATCGTCCCAGGTCGATGCGAGCGTGAGCTGGTTGTCGGCGATCACGTAGGCGCGTTTCTGCGCGTCGGTCCAGCCGCGCGCCACCACGCACGGGACGTCGGCGATGCCGAGCAGCTTCGCGGCGGCGAGGCGCCCGTGACCGGCGAGCACGCCGTCCTTCTCGTCGATCAGGATCGGTGTGGTCCAGCCCCACTCCTTGATCGACGCGGCGATCTTGGCGATCTGGCTGTCGGAGTGCGTGCGGGGGTTGGTCGCACGAGGGGCGAGGTCCTCGACGCGGCGGCGGACGATTTCGCTCGCCGGCCAGGCATCGGGAGCGCGGCGGCGCTTCGTCACCGCGCCGCCCGCCCCGCCATGATCGCGCGCTCGAGGGGGGTCAGATCCCACGACGCGAGCACTGCGTACAGGTCGCCGCCGACGTGCTCGAGCAAGTAGGGGTCGGGGTCGGGCATGGCGCGGAACGATCGATCGGCCCAGGCTTCGACCTCCCACAGCGTGAAGCACGTGCGGAGCTGGCGGTTCCTCACCTCGGTGCGCACGCCGGCGGGCACCATCGGCACGAGCGCGTACCCCTCGACGTGGCGGTAGCCGCTCGCATTCGGCGGCGGGAGCTGCAGCATGCGCACCTCAACCCGCAGCGACGCTCGGCCATGCGTGGCGCGCTCGTCGGAGGAGTCGAAGACCGCGGTCAGCGAGTGCTCTTGCTGGTAACGAACCTGCCGGCGATCGCTGCGCGCGATCGCGAGCTTCGGTCGGCCCTTCTCGTCGACGGGCGCGCTTCGGATCGCGCTGCCGACGTCGAGCAGCACCTTGCCCTCGGCGAGCTTCTCGTATCCCTTCGCCGCAGCTTCGTACTCGGCGTCAGCGCGCCGGTGCAGCTGCCGGCGGTACTGGCGCAGGTGCTCACGCGCTTCGTGCGCTGGCATCGTGATCGTCTGGATGTCCATGCGCCTACCGACCCAGGGCCTTGAGCGATTCCTGCGCTGACTCGGTGACGTCGGCGGCGAGCTCGATCACGCGCTCGAGGTCGTGGCGGATCGCCTCGGGTGTCGACGTCGCCATGCGCGCGGTGCGCAGACGCTTCTCGAGCTCCTGCGCGAGCCCGTGGGTCGCCTTGATGAGCTTGGCGGCGACGCCCTGCTTCGTGTCCTCGGCGTCGATCTCGCGCTGCGCGTGCATGAAGGACTTGTCGTCCTCGGCGTCCTGCTGCTCGCGCTGCGAGACGGAAAACGGGCTTTTTCGACGTTGTGCCATGGCGGGGAAGCTACCCGTGCAGCGAAGAAAAGCCAAGTGACCATCGATAGACGATCCGATCGGCTTCGATGCCGGTCTCGAGGAACTCGCGCAGCCGCGGATCGCTGGCGATCGCCGCGGCTTCGTCGTCGTTGCGTTGGCAGTTGACGACCCGGGGCCGCGGGATCTGCTGGTCGATCCGCGCCGAGACGCGGTAGGCGAGGCCAGGCAGGTCCTCGGCGAGGCCGCCCACGGTGAACCGGCGCAGGTGCTCGATGGTCGCAGCGGCGGCCCCGTCGTCGCGGTAGGCGGGGTTCTGGTAGCCGAAGTGGGCGACGGGAAGGAACCACAGCCCGCGGCAGGAGCGCACTGGCTCCTTGAACGAGTCGACGAGGCGCGCGACGAACGCGTCGAGGGGGAGGCCGTCGAGGCCATCGATTCCGAGCTGGGCGCGGGTCGCGCGCGAGATGCGGGGGTAGTCCTGGCGCAGGTAGGTGACCCACGAGACGACCTGCCTGGCGGGCTCGCGGAGCGCGGTGACGAGGATGACCTCGCGGCCGGCGATGCGATCGGGGAGCCAGCCGCGGATGCCGTGGGATGACACGGCGAGCAGGGTGGGGTCGGCCTCGAGCTCGCGCTGGACGATCTGGGGGGTGTCGGGTCCGAACTCGTCCACCCGGAGCACGTGGGGCCCGAGGGCCTGGGTGATCGCGTCCCAGAGCGCGGTGCCGCCGGTGCGGGGCAGGTGGGCGTGAATCAGGATCGGAATGCGCATGGCTCGGTGCGGGCTCGGGTGGTGGCCGCGAGGTCCTGGCACCACCGCGGCGGCGGGGTCGCCGGCAGTCCTTGCATACGCCCTGGCGCACCGGCGGCCGGCGGAACTGGCCGAGGGGGAGGATCTCGCCGCAGGCGGAGCACGCGGCGGCGTCGGGCAGGTCCTGCTGGCCGATGGTCACGTCGAGCCGTGGGTTCTGGGGGTCGATGGACCAGGTGAGCCCGCCGAGTTGGTACCACCGGTCGTCGAGGCCTGTGGCGCGCTGTACGGCGTCCGCGACGAGGTCCAGGCAGTTGAGGGCATCCATGGCGTGATCGCGCTTGTGGGCGTGCAGGGCGATCCACAGGGCGTTTTGGCGGACGGGATGGACTCGACCGTCGCGGTACACAGGGCCCGCCAGCTTTCGCCTAAGCGAAATAGCGAGGTGGTCCCGGTGGGCGCGGGCGGTGGGGTTGAGGCGGCGGGCGTGGGTTCCAGCGCGGGCGAGCCAGACACGGTTCTTGGACCAGCCGGCGTCGAAGGGGACGGTGACGGAGATGGCCCAGAGCAGCGGCACCGGCGGGGGGATGGTGCTCACGGGATCTGTGAGGGCCCAGAGCAGCGGAACTGGTGGGTGGATGGTGGTCACGACGGGATCTTCGGGGTGATCCAGTCGAGGAGCACGCGACGCGCGCGGTCGAGGTCGGGGGCGGACTCGTCCCAGAGGTACTCTTCGTGAACGGCGTTCCAAACGTGGACGTGGACCTCCGGATCGTCGTGGCGGGTGAGCGCGCCGGTGACGGGGTTGCGCTCGAGGAACGGCCGGATGCCTGGGCCGTTCCGGAAGAGCCACTCGGTGCCGTCACCACAGCGGAAGACGCCCCAGGGGACGTCGGCACCGACGCCGAGGGCCTCGACGGCGGCGGCGGGGTCGGTGGTGCCGTGGTGGGCAAGCAGATCGGCGTCGCCGATGCCGCAGTACTCGGGCGAGGGTAGCGCGCCGTCGCGGGGGCGGATGATGACGGGCGCTGCGCGGCAGTAGTTCGGTTCCCTGCAGCCGTGCATGATCGCGGTCGTACGGGATGCCAGATCGTGGGACACGTGGTAGGCGCGGTGGCCTTTCCATGGGTATCCCGGGCCTTCACCGATCAGGAGTCCCCGCTGCACCATCGAGAGCAGGGTGGGGAGGACGTCCTTGATGCGGCTGATCGTGAAGTTGTGCAGGGGCCTCACCACGTCCGATGCGGTGAACCGCGGCGAGGGAATTCTGCCAGAGATCAGGTAGCGGACGATCTTCTCCTCGACGGCGGAGTCATCGCTAGTGCCGGCGTCCTGCCAGTGCTGGTCGGGGAACTGGTCCGGATAGCGTGCAGGTTGCGGGCTCTGGGGGGCTACGAGCTTGGGGTGTCGATCGACCATGGGACCAAGAATACCACCGATTCCCCGATTGGGCAAAGGATTCGCAGGGGTCGCGCTTCGGTGCTCGGACGCTGTCCATCGCCCCTCCAAAACGCACCGTGCCCGATTGGGCAAAGGATGCTACCCCCCATGCACTTGTACCGACGTAGGTGCCTACCCTGCTGTTGGAATCCCACCTGTCTTGTGGTTCCCACGGCCCCTCCCTTTAAAAGGGGATGTACTTAACATTGATATCTTATCTCTATATATACCAAGTGTT